ATACACCCGAAGGGTGTGAGGACTAGAAGGGAGCCTCCGCTAAGGTGCGTTGTAGTAACACAGCCGTAGCGTGGGCGTCGTCTTCTGCTCTGTGAGCGTTGGTTAGGTCAATGCCTAACTGCTCGCAAAGGTTACCCAACTTGTAAGAGCCAAGGTTAGGAAAGGCTACCCGAGAGAGTTCGAGAGTGCACAAGTGCTTTCTTCTGAAAGGTATTCCATTGCGGTAGAACTCGTTGCGTAGGACCTCGTAGTCATACTTAGAGTTGTGAGCCACAAACACTTTGCCTCTGAACAACTTCTTTACATCGTTAGCTATCTCCTTAAACGTTGGAGCTTTCATTGCATCGTAGTACTTGATACCCGTGATGCGTTGGATTAGTGGTGAGATGAAGACCTTAGGGTTGACAAGTGTAGAAAGCTTTTTCTCTACCTTGTCGCCATCAACGTGAAAGATGGCAATCTCAATAATTCGACAGGTTTTTGTGTTGAGTCCTGTGGTCTCCAAGTCAATAACAGTATACATATAGTTTAATTAGAGTTGAACAAGTGGGCTGAGGTTTGAGGGCGGTCTATTCGACCAGCACCTCGTCAGCTTGCGCCCGTATGAACTTGGGCATGTTGTAAGTCTGTGTGTAAGACTTGTACTTGTTGAAGGACGGCATGTTGTCGAACCGCTCCTTGTTAAGTTCGTAGACCTTGTCGTGGTCATACTTCCACACTTTGCCATCGTAGTCTTTGAACTCGATGATTGTACCTTTCCCGATTAGGGACTTGCGAATAACGAAACGCTTTGATTTTAAAACTTGCATAGTATTTGAATTTAATTGTTACACTTTACTTATCAATTTGGGCTCGTAGTGGATTTGCTTATCCGAATATCTTTATGGTGAGCCAGACCATTAAGGCTTCAGCGAGGAGGATAGCTGTTACTGCCGCTCCTATGATTACTCCAGCTTTGATTACGTAGTAGGATAATACTGCTAGACCCTCGAGTTGTCGTCTTACTTCCCTAGTCATTGAGTATCGCTTTGAGTTGCTCTACGACTTCGGTAGCGTTCCCGTTGTAGCATCGGATACCGATACCGCCAGCCTTTCGGAACTTGTTGAGGTTGACCTTGAAGTCATCGATTAGGATAGTCCTCGAGTTTGCAAAGTCATGCTTTGAGTCAGAGAAGATAATCTGAGGTTTGCCTTTGAGATACCTTGACTTCCATATACGCTTTCCAATTCTTGAAATCTCGTTGGGAGATGGAGTGGTCAAGAGTGTTACATTCTTGTCAGCGAGGTAGTTCCAAAGTATGTGAGCGTTACGCATCATCGGCATTCTACTCCAGAAGCTAAGGTTCTCGTCAGTTACTTTCCAGAAGTCCTCCATGCTATTGGACTTGAGGAACTCCTTAGGAGTTTGGCGGGTAGCCCGCTCGAATTGGTAGTTGAAGTTTGCGAGGACTCCGTCCATATCGCAGTAAATCTTGTAGTTCATATCTTTACTATTTTATTAAGTTATCAGTTCCATCTCGTAGTGAGTTTGCTTGGCTCCTCTTCTCTTGTGTCGGTTGCTCTGTTGCTTCCCTTACTACACCTTAATTATCAAAAACGTCTCGTAGTGGATTTGCTTCTAAGCAATATCTAGATTAGTTGTAGCATAGGGCAGTGTTAAGTAAAGGTTAAGACAAAAAGCTGAAAGTTTACACTAAATTTACATAAATCAGACCCCCCTGGGGTAAAAAGAAACGTTTTCCGTAACAGCTTGAGTATCAGTAAGTTATGGTATAACCCCCAACTTCCATATATCTCACAACTTTTTTTACAAAAAAACATGACATTAGGGTTATATATTATATATATAAGGGGCTATTGTCATACTTTTTATTTTTCGATGCCCCGTGTAATATTATATACTATGAGTAGAAAACAAAAATTAAGTCCAGAGGCTGCTAGAGCAAAGGCTATTAGAGACAAAGCAATCGCAATGACGCCAAGAAGAAGAAGGATGAAGGCAGAGAATCAAAGAAAGCGTCGTGCTGCCAAAAAGCGTGGCATGAACTTAAATGGTAAGGATTTTGACCATAACACCATGTCTTTTGTATCTGTCAATAAAAACAGAAGTGGACACGGTAGAGGGACTAAAAAGTACAATACGAAAAGAAACGCTTAATTGACATGGCTAGAATAAAAGCTGATAGTGTAAAAGGTTTTACTAAAAGAACTTGGGACACGGCTTACAGTAGAAGTATTAAATCAACTACTGTGTCTGGGGACACAAACAAGACTATTAGTTTAAACCAACAAAACGGTGAATCTATTTTAATCGAGGGTGTAACTGACACAAATTATTATGTAACCTCAGGTTCGTTATCTGAAGGCACTTTAACACTGACTTTAAATGGCCTTACTGATGGTGTAGATATAACGGGGTTTGTGTATAATCTTGCTGATATTAATAATGTAGCATCGACAGCACCAACAGATGGGCAAGTTTTGGCATGGGACAATGCTAACTCTCAGTGGGCCCCAACAACAAATACAGATAATAATGATTTTCTAACAGGAGTTAATATTAATGATTCTACGGCTCAAGTTACTTTTACTGTTAGTAATCAAGACGACATTGGGTTAAGCTTATCTAATTTCAAAAAAGCAGCAAGTACAATTACAGTTGTAACAGCAAACTCAAATTTTACAGGCAACTTATCTGCATTGGGTGATAATAATGACAATCATGTACAAAAAGCACTGGAAATATTAGATGATATTGACGGTCTTTCAAACCTAACAGACCATTCTTCGGAAATCGTTATAGGTACTACAGATAAAATTATATTAAAAGACAATTCAGACGGATATGGTCTTGTGGAGATTGGGAGCTTGCCAGTTTCATTTTTTGATTTCTCAGAAGTTACCTTTGATATTGGTGGTGATGAAATCACAAGAGGATGGACCCTTATTGGTAATGGAGGGGTCTCTCTTGCACCTAGCGACACAACAGATTGGTATACAGATTATGGGTCTGACTACGCCATGCTTGTTGTTACAGGAAATGTAAAAACACAAAACGGTGGTAACATAACAGACGCCAGGTTTATCGGAAATCTAGAAGGAGATGTAGAAGGAGATTTGATTATTTCAGATACTGAAGGTGTTGTTGCTAACAGAGTTAACGCAGGTACAACAACAAATGTTGTTCTTTTTAACGAGTCTTCAGATGGAGAGAGCGACACAGTAACAATTTCAGCATCGACATATACAGGCTTTGCGGGTAGTACCCCAGAGTTTGTTGGGACTTTCCAGGGTAATTTAAAAGGGCAAGTCTTTAATCCAGACGGCTCTGTTCTGGCTTTATATACTGCTAGTGGTAGTAGTGCAACCCCTATTTTACAAGGTAACATTTCTGGGGATATTATAACAGCCACACAGTCTGGGAGTGGACTTTCTAAAGTATTAACCGCTGGAACCACTATTTTCGATTCAAGCGAAGTTGCTTTTACAACGGATTTAAATATTGGAACACCTGTTTTTGATAGCGGATTAGGCCAAGATGTTATTACAACAAATTTTGATATTGACCTTGGAGTAACTTCACAGATTTATTTTGGAAGACATATTGAAGACGGGAACGGAGTTTCTCAAGAAGAATATATTGATGCAAGTAAAATATCTACTTGGGATTCAAATGTAATAACCACATTGTATTACGACCTTGTAAACTACGATACTAATACACAAACAGGAGATATTCAGTTAAGGCTGGTTAAAGACAATGAGTCCAGTAATTATGTTACTACCTCAAATAACATAACAGGTGGCACATATATAGACATATCATTTACAGAAGGCGATGGAGAAACCGATGGACCAGATTCAAACGACCCAATAACTTTAGATGTAAACACTAGTGCTCTAGATTTACTTTATGTGAACATTGATGGAGATACAATGACAGGAATGCTTCAGTTTTCTGGGCCCTATGGAGTTGCTGGTGATATATATGCAGATAACCTATCAACTAGGCTTTTAAATAACGGAACTACAAACGGGTCAAATTATCAAAAAGATTCTTGGTTTAGAGGAGACCTGTATCATCAAGACGGAGCCTTAGAGCTTAGTATAGGAGACAATTCTAACGGCCCTGTGTTTCAAAGAGGTCTTGATATTACAACCGACCTTGATGTTGGAGGGGATTTGGATTTAGCTCAATCTTCAACTATAGTTTTTGATAGAGGTGCTAATCAAACTTCAATTAGTAAAGTAGATGTAAACAATTTCAAATCTGCATACGGAAGTTGGGTTAGAAACATTGAGTATTTTACAGGAGATGGTACTGAAGTCACTTTCACTGATCTAAATAGTGCATTAGTAAATGCAGACAGTATTGACATAAAGTTAAAAGGCGAAACAACAGATGACGACAGAACGCTTTCAAATAGAATATATGGATCTAAGTATATAGATTTAACTGCTGATACCGATAACGACTATTATTCAATATCTGTAGATATAGATGAATTGAATAACACTAATGACGCTAGATATGTAGAGGTTACTGGAGATACAATGACTGGAACATTAACAGTTTCTGGTTCAGCTTCTTATATAGAGGGGAAAGCAAAAACCGACCTTTTTAAAAATGACGGAACTAAAATATTAAATAGACAGAGCGAATGGTTTAAAGGTGATTTAAGAGGAGGAGATTTACAAGATTCTAGCGGAGGTAATATTTTTACTTCGAGTACTTCAACTTTTGCTAACAGCATTATAATTACAGGAGACCAGATTACCCTGGGACCGAACCAAGTCTCTTTAACCTCAGGTGAGCTTAGTACTATTAAAAACAATGTAGTTGAGAGTATAAAGTTTGAAAAGGATTCAAATTCAGAACAAATTAGATTGGTTATTAATAATCCTACCGAGACTGATTTAAGTTCTCAAACCGTTTTGAAAGCTGGAGCGTATATTAATATCACACAAGATGATGATGACCCAGCAAATCCAATAATAGCCGCAGACACAACAAGCCCAAACGGGCTTGCTACAAAGAGTGATTTGGGTAATTCAGAAACATTAATAGGTGTATCTTTGGATGGTTCAGCAGTGACTAGAACAGCTTCTACAGGTTATTTTTATCTTATACAAGGCGACAATACTACTTTTTCTTATGAAAGTGAAGGTTTTTCTGTTGGAGGAAACAGTTACCCAGCTTTAACAATATCTACTCCAGTTGCCACTACAACTTCAGAAGGGGTGGTTCAGCTAGCAACAGAGACTGAGGCACGAAACCTTTCCAGCAACGCTTCAAGCAATAAAGTTATAACGCTAGAAACCCTTAACGATGCTCTTGATGAAGAAATCGGAGTTCCTGGAATTGGTGAAGTTCTCGCACAAGACAATGATTCTAGTACAGAAATAAATCTTGTAGGAACAGAAAGTGCAAACGGCATGCTTCTTGCCAGAAGAAATGATACTACTGGAAATAACTTGATAGCTACGTTCGACACTTTTGGTAGCTCTGGTCATATCCGTATAGGTAGTGACGGCTCTAATAATGACAACACTGTAGTTTATGGGTATTTAGGAATGTCCGCTAGTGGCAATTTATTCTTGTCTAATGCAAGTTCAACCTCTGGCGGTGTTTTAATAGATTCGAGTGACAATGTAGGTATAGGAACTATTGATAATAACTATAAATTTAACGTAGACGGTAACACATCAGTATCTGGGACTTTAAGAGCTACAGGAGTAGCTAATCTTAATGGAGGTATTGCTGTAGATACAGATAATTTTACTGTAGATGCTGACGGTAATGTATCTACATCTGGGACACTTTCTTCTGGGAATACTACAATTACAGGGACTTTAAGTGTTAGCTCTACCTGTAACTTTCAAGATGCGGTTACAGCAAACTCCCTTACAGTTACAAACAACTCAACTTTAAGTACGATTTCTTTAAGTGGAAATATTACACCAAGTACAGATTCAGCTATAAACATAGGAACTAGTGGACTAAGATTCCTTAATGTTTTCACTGATAACTTAAACGGGGTGAACCCAAGTAGTTTTGCTAACAAAGATACTGCAACAAATCAAGAGTTTGATGCGACTCTTATAGCCCCAGACTTTCAATTAACTTCAGATGAAAGGTTAAAAGAAAATATAATAGATCTAAAGCCAAGAAGAATAAATGTAGATTTTAAAGAATATAACTTTAAAGATAAAAAACAAACAAGGTTCGGTGTTGTAGCCCAAGAGCTAGAAAAACATCATCCAGAGTTTATTAAAGAGACAGAGCTCGGGTATAAGAGTGTTTCTTACATCGACCTTCTTGTTGCAAAAATTGTAGAGCTTGAAGATAGAATAAAACAGTTAGAAAATGCCTAATTTACCAACTAACAATCTTTCTTTAAAAGATGACATAAAAGTTGCTATAGATGATGGTGATGTGCAAAATATTCAGTCTTTATCAGAGGCTTTTCAGTATGCAAACTCAGATGGATTTGACGTAACATACAATGTAGCTGGAACTGATAATATGAGCGAGTTTCAAAACTATAACCATGATGCTGTTGCTGTAACGTACAGTATAGGGCTTTCTGGAATACCAGCATCTTCATCATCTTCTCCAAGGGCAGCAATAGGCGAAACCTTTACGATTACCTTTAACGTTTCTCCAGACCCAAATTCAGTTGTGGGTAGTTGTTCTTTTGTTAACTTTGGAGACGGAACCTCATGGGCTAGTTTTCCAAATGGCGGGAACACAGGTGTTTCTGATGGGGATACTTTCCAGGTCACTATAGCTGGGAATGCTATTGATGGAGCTCCAAGGGCCATAAAAATAAGAATTAGTTCTGGTAGTGCGGGCGTTACAAACAGCCCTAGAGATTATGAATATTATCAAGCCGCTGGTAGAGATTACGACCCAAACCAACCATAATAACAAATTAACATACAAACAAATTACGTAATATAAAATAAGATAAAAAGAAGTAATAAAATATAGAACATGGCAGCTATTTTTAACATACCTGACCAATATAACGGAGATAGTTTTGAGGAAGTAACGTTTAATTTTTTTATAAACGACACTAATACTGTAAATGATTTATCGGGCTCTACTCCCAGATTACAGATAAAAAACAAAAAAGATTTATCAACAGCAGTCGAAACATTGACTATTGGTAGCGGACTTGAATGGGTTGATACTGATACTCAAGATGGAGATTCTGGAATATTGAAAATATCAATGACAGATGCTATCGACTGGGGTGCTGGTACTTTTGTATATGACTTGCAGATAACAACAACTAATCCTACTAAGGTAAAAACATACGTTAAAGGAGAAATAAAAGTATTAAGCGAAATAACAACATAATAAAGTGGCGGTAAGTACAGTTAATTTAATAGAAAAAACTAGCGCAACTACTGTCAATGTTATTGAAAAAACAAATTCAATAACGGTAGAACTTGTAGATAAAACATCTCCTGTTAGTGTTGACGTTGTGGTTTCTGGCGGTATTATAAACTATGCCCAAGGAGCCGCTGGAGCTGATGGTAATGACGGAAACGGTATTGATTCTGTTACAGACAATCAAGATGGAACATTTACATTTAACTTTACAGATTCCACTACTTTTACAACTCCAGATTTAACTGGACCTCAAGGTGAAACTGGAGCTACTGGTTCTGTAGGGACTATAGATACAGCAAGTGATGTTATCGTTTCTAACGTATCTGATGGAGATATATTAGAATACAGTTCAACATCTTCAGCTTGGCAGAACAAAAAAGTAACGCATAAACATTTTCAAAACAACTCTTCAGAAACTTGGGATATAACCCATAATTTAGGGTTGCAAAATTATCTTCCGACGATAACTGTAAAGTTAACGGAAGGGGCTGTATACAACGATGTTCAAGCAATGGGCATTGTTACTTATATAAACGAAAATCGATTAACAATAAATTTTTTACAATCACAAAGCGGATACGCGTATATAAAAAAATAGATTATGGCAATACCAATTTTAAATCACTTAGATCTACAAAAAGTAGCAGAGATTAAAAATACGCGTGTACACAACGCGGCTGAAACAAGTTTCACAGGACTAGGTACTGGAAACAAAGGTCTTATTATTATTGATGGGACTTCTTTAAAGTTTTATGATGGAAGCAGTTGGCAGACAGTAGGTACTTCTTCTGGAACAATGAGTAGTTTTACTCTAACAGCAGATAGTGGAACAAACCAGACTATTGACGACGCAGCTAATCTTGATATTGCTGGAGGAACTGGTATTTCAACAGTTGTTCAAGCTACAGACACGGTTCAAATAAACTTAAATGAAGCGACAAGTAGTGTTAGAGGTGGTATAGAACTATTTAGTGATACAGACCAATCTGTAGCTGCAAATGCTGTTTCATCAACAAGTGGGAGAACCTATGGTATCCAACTAAACTCAAGTGGTCAAGCCGTTGTTAACGTGCCATGGACAGATACCGATACGGTTTATACGCTTCCTTTAGCTACATCTACAGTAACAGGTGGTGTTCAGCTTTTTAGCAATACAGACCAGACAGTAGCTGCAAATAGTGTTACAACAACAGCTGGCAGAACTTATGGTGTTCAACTTAATAGTGACGACCAAATGGTTGTTAACGTGCCATGGACAGACACTAACACTAACACACAATTATCTACTGAGCAAGTTCAAGACATTGTTGGTCCTTTTATCGCTACAGGAGGTACGAAAACATTAATCACAGTTACGTATGATGATGCGAACAATAACATGGATTTTGTGGTGGATAATGATTTGGCGAACTACGACAACACTACTAGTGGCTTTATAACAACGGGAGATTTGCCAACTGTAAACAATGGGACTTTAACAGTTCAAGGTACTGGTGTGTTAGGAGGAAGCGGGACATTTACTGCTAACTCAGCAACGTCACCTACAATCTCAATAACCCACGACTCTGTATCAAGAACAAACAATACGTCTACTGCAACTCCAGCCGCTGGAGCAACCTTTACAGCTATAGACAGCATTACAACATCGACACAAGGACACGTAACAGCGGTAAACACTAAAACAGTTACAATGCCTTCTCTTGCATCTACTGTGAGTGTAACAGAAGATTCTGCTTCAAATTCTGATTTCAACATTGTTTATCACAACGGAAGTAATGGATTATTAGACGAGGCTGATGCAGCAAATTTCCACTACAATCCAAGTACACAAACCTTGAGTGTACAAAACATAACTGTAGCTGGAACGCAAACAGTTAATAATGTTGAAGTCATTAACACTTCAAGTGGTATTATTTTTGAAGGGGCAACAGCAAATGATTTTGAAACAACATTAGATGTTGTCAATCCAACTGCTGACAGAACAATTAACTTGCCAAATGCCTCTGGTACAGTAGCGTTGACATCTGACATTACAAACTTTACAGATGGTAATGGTATAGATATAACATCAAGTACTATTAGCGCAGATATTAAAGCAAATGGAGGTCTTGTTTTTGAAAGCACAGAGCTCGCTGTTGATTTAAGTGCAAGTAGTATTACAGGAACTTTAGCTATATCTGATGGGGGTACTGGAGCTACAAATGCAACTGACGCAAGAGCAAACTTAGATGTAGATCAAGCGGGTACTGATAACTCAACAGATGTTACTTTAATTGGTTCGTTAGATTATATTACTATTAGTGGTCAAGAGATTACTAGAAACGCCATAAATCTAACTACAGATGTTACGGGAGATTTACCTGTCGCAGATGGAGGTACTGGAGCCTCAAGCGCTTCAACAGCAAGAACAAATTTAGGTGTTGCTTACGCAAGTGCCGCGGAAGTCCAGACAGGAACCTTAGGTACCAAAGTAGTTACTCCAGACACATTAGCAGCTAAAAGCGTTGTAGCTGACATAGCGGCAGCAAGTGTAAACTCCTCAAACTTATATGCAGAGGTAACTCACAACTTAGGAACAGCTGACATTGTAGTTCAAATTTATGATAAAACCACAGAAGCCACTGTTTTTGCAGATGTATTCAGAACAGATAAGTCTGATTCGGCAAGCACTAGTAAAATAAAAATTGTTTTTGCTGCCGTACCTTCAAACGACCTTAGGGTTGTAATAACCTCTGTGAAAGGAGCGACTGCTGGTTCAGTAGCATACACCTAATATTTTGTAAATAAAAATTAAATTCATATCTTTGTCGAATGGCAACAAATTTTAATACAGTAGTATCTTCTTCTGCAAGTAATACTCAAATTACTTCGCAGGGGAATGATGCGTTAATTACAAAGGCATACGCTGATGCTAATTATAGTGGAGGTGGTGGAAGTTCTACTGTGAGTGTGGCTCAATATGGCTCAACAAACACAACGACAGATTTAAATACTGCAAGTTTTACTATTGTTCCTTTTAATGTTACTGATTCCATAACTGATACTACAAATTATTCACTTTCAAGTGGCAGAGTAACAGTTACTAACGCAGGAAAATATTTAGTTTCAGCTATTGTAAACGCAACAGGTGCTATGCAAAGGGGTAGGATTGGTCTTGAAGTTTTTGTAGATGCCACATCTACAGGATATAGAGGTTCAGATATGTATTTGCGTTCTTCAGGTTCTTTGACAGTTGGTTCTTCAAGCATAACGGCTTTACTTGATTTAAGCGCAGGAGAAATTGTAGATATTAGAAGTATTACTCAAGGTAACACAGGTTCTATAACAATGATAAGTGGAGATAGTGTTTTTTCAATAACTCAAATAGCGGGTTCTACTGCAGCGACAGGTGTTTCTTCAGCAACAAACTCAACTGCAGACCCAAGTACTATAGACCTCTCAAATGTAGCGGGAACTTATTACACAGATGCAAATAACACCACAAGTTACACTGTTGCAAATGGAGCAGTTACAGGAGGGTTTGCTCATATTTGTATTAACGCTGCTTCAGAACCTTCTTTTACAAATGCAACTAAAATGATGGGGGCTGATTTTACTGCCAATACAGATATGAAGTTGATTGTTTATAGAGATGGAACTGCTAATTATTATTTCCTTTTAGAGATATGATACTTGTTCATTGGAACCATTTACGAAAATTTCAATCGGGTAGTGCAGTTGCTTCGGAAATAACTTTGGTTACATCTGGGTCTTACAATGGAGATGGAGACGGTACAACGCAAGACAGTTTTACAATTACAGGCATTCAAGCGAATGATGTTATAATTATTCACATGGCTTCAGATACAGGTAATGATGTTTGGTCTGAATCTTTTGACAAAGGAACTAGTATTTGGTCAGTAGACCAATCAGTTACATCTATTGCAGGTTATTATGTTGCAACAGGCACAAGCGAAACTTTTTCTACAGTTGCTGATGGAGATGAATTTTTTGAAATGGAAAATGTGGTTTATTCAGTTTGGAGAGGCTGTGACACTAATAACCCTATTGAAGATTTTGCAACTTCAAGCCAAACATCATCAACAAGTACAACAATTCCTTTACCCTCTGTAACGACAACAGTTGATGGTTGTGTTATAATAGCAGGTTTTGCTTTAGATGATGATAATTTTTCAGGTATGACAATACCATCAGGCTATACGTTTTTAGAAGGAGTATATAACACAACAGGAGGAAGTAGTTCAAATGTAAAAGTTTATAAAACTCAAACTACTGCGGGAACTGAAAGTGGTGGTAGTTTTTTTGTGCCAACGCCTGACCCAAATGTTAGTTTTCGAATTGCACTTAAACCTGCATAAAAAATATAAAATATGGCAAAGATTAATGAAAATTTTATTTAATTACATAACAAACATTTAAAATGGAAAAAAACAAAAAACTTCAAAAAAAAGAGTACGAAAACCTAAAGTCATTAGTAAGCTCTGCAAGAGAACTCCAGATGAGGATAGGTTCTTTAGAATCTGTAAAGCATGAAGCGTTGCATGAATTATCTACAATCCAATCAGACCTTCAGTTGTCTCAAAAAGATCTTAGGGAAAAATATGGAAACATCACAGTAGATATGGAGACTGGAGAGTACAAAGAAAACAAAGAAGAGGAATAAAACCTCTATAAACCAAATGACCTATTTTTACTCAACCATTACTAGTTCTCAAGGAGATGCTAGTATACCCGAAGAGACCAGGAAGCTTTGGGAGCACATTGTGCAGAAAAAGAACTGGAGAATTACTGAACTACCCAACGGATATTTCCAAGCCGAATACCAATGGGATAACAAGTGGACAGACGTAACGCGTCGAGAAACTGTTAAATCATGTGAAAGGGCAATAGACGCCTCAATCGCACACTATCAAAAACGATTAGATTTCCTAAAAGGACCCGTAGTCGTTAAAACCTTTGAATAACCACTAAGAAAAAAAATTAAATTTAATTAAATGGAATACAACAACCCTAGTGAGATTGTAAAAGACTTGACTTTCGGTAAGGAAGCAAGTAGTAAAATAATGAAGGGAGTCGAGAAGCTGGCCAATGCGGTCAGCTCCACTCTCGGTGCTTCTGGACGATGTGTAATCTATGAAGATGCACTTGGCAAACCCGTTATAACAAAAGACGGAGTAACTGTAGCTGAAAGCGTAATACTTATCGACCCTGTAGAAAACATGGGTGCTACATTAATAAAAGAAGCTGCAAGAAACACAGTAAGACAAGCTGGAGATGGAACAACAACAGCAACTGTACTTGCAAACGCACTTCTAAAAGAATTAAAAGCCGCTACGGATGTAAATCCAAGAGAACTAAAAGATGCAGTAGTACTAATGCAACAAAAGGTTATTATGTACATCGACAAAATAAAGAAAGATGTAAAAGGAGATAACCTATCACACGTAGCTACTATATCAACAAACAATGATAAAGAGCTTGGAGATTTAATAGCCGAGGCTTATAACCTTGTTGGTAAAAACGGTGTTGTAACAATGGAAGAGTCTGACTCTGAAAAAACACACCTTGAGTTTGAAAAAGGAGTTCATTTTGATTCTGGACTAAAAGCACAACACTTAGCTACAAACGAAGAAAAAGACAAAGCAGAACTTGATAATCCTCTTGTTCTTGTATGTAAAACTCCAATAGAGAGTATACGAAAGATACAAGGAATATTAGAGTATGTTATTAAAGAAAAAAGGTCTTTGCTTATTGTTGGAGAGGTGGAACAGCAACCAATGTCTGCGCTACTAATGAATAAAGTGAAAGGAAACATAAAGGTAAACGTTGTTGATTTGCCAGGTTTTGGTCCAACTAAGATGGACACTTTACAAGACCTTTGTTTGCTTACAGGAGCAAAACTAATAGACGAATCTCTTGGAGATGATTTAGAACTTATGGATGCTTCTATACTCGGAGAGGTATTAAAATCCACTACAGATGATAAAAATACTGTCTTAAAGGTTTCTGAAGATATACCAGAGCTTGAAGAAAGAATAAAATCCGTAGAAGATAAAATTAAAAACGAGGATAATCCGTTTTTAAAAAAGAAACTTGAACAAAGACTCTCAATGCTTAACGGCTCTGTTGCTGTTATAAAAGTAGGAGCTCACAGTCAAGTTGAGTTAAAAGAGAAAAAAGACAGGGTTGAAGATGCGATATATGCTGTTAAAGCGGCACTTCAAGAAGGTATAGTTCCAGGGGGAGGAATAGCTCTTTTGAACGCTTCAAGTAAATTAAGGCCAGAGAATGAAACTCAAGGTATATTACTAAAAGCAATCAGAAGACCTTTTGAGATGATACTTGAAAACGCTGGAATGTATCCCAACGTTGATTTAGAAAAAGAAGGAAAAGGGATAAATGTAATAACAGGGGAAGTTGTCGATATGATTGAGTCTGGAATTATTGACCCAGCTCTTGTAACAAAGACAGCTTTGAAAAATGCAGTTAGTGTTGCCCTTACAATAATATCAGCAGATTGTGTAATTTCTAATAAAAGAATAGAGAATGCAAGCAATTAATGATTATGTTGTAATACAGGAAGTTAAAGAGGAGCCTAAAAACGTTGGCGGTTTTATTGTAACAGATACAACCACAGAAGATATAAGATACCTAAAAGGTGTAATAATAAGTTGTGGTAATCTAACTCAAGGAATCAATGAATCTGATACTATCTACTATGACCGTCACGCTGGGCATTCTATTTTGTTTGATAATAACCAATATCGTGTTATCAGACAAAGGGACATAGTTTTGATAGGATGAGGATAGATGCTAGTGATTTAAGAGAAATAAAACTTTTTAAATACTACAGACTGGTTCGCAAGTGGGCCTGTAAAACCAACGGGCTCACAGATGGCGACCTTGAACTTCTTATATACTTAGATTGTCTAGATAGGTTTACTTTAAAAGATTTTAAAAACGGAGAGTATATATATTCTTGGGACAAACACAGATGGAATAGACTTCGTAAAGAAGGATGGATTGATGCTTGGAGAAACAAGTCTAAACAAACAGGAGGATACAGTATATTCAAAGTTTCATTTAAGACAAGGTCTCTTATAACAAGGATGTATAAGATACTTTTAGGATACGAAGACTTACCAACATCAAAGGTGAGTGTGTTTTACAAAAACAAATCATACACAGATAAAGTTTTTAACAAAGCTACTGATGATATGATAAAAGATAAAGATAGATAACTAACCCTTAAATTTTAAAATTATGCCAAGCGGAAAAGGAACTTATGGCTCACAAAGAGGAAGACCATCAAAAGCAGCAAAAGCTAAAGCAAAGAAAAAAATGACAGCAGCTGAAAAGGCTAAAAAGAAAAAATAATGGCCAAACGACTAGACAAATCAAAAATGCCTTGCAACAAGCCACGAAAAAGCCCAAAGGCTGGGAAGAAAAAAGTGGTTAAAGGTTGTGAGGGAGGAAGAGAAAAAATTATTCACTTCGGGGCTACAGGATACGGACACAATTATTCAGCAGCAGCAAGAAAAAGCTTCAGAGCTAGACATAAATGTAGCACAGCTAAGAGTAAATTAACAGCTAGATATTGGGCCTGTAAAAACCTTTGGGCTGGAAAAGGTGGTTCAACTAAATCTAGCCCTAAATCAAGACAAGGCAAATACTAATGAAAAAGAAACTTACACCAAAGCAAAGGTCTATTGCTAGAATGGCAACTCCAAAAAATAAAATCACAGGAGCCGACTTCAAGGCCATGAAAAGAACAAGAAAAAAATAATGCCAAAAAAGAAGTTTAAAGACACAAAAGTCGGTGGCTTTCTCTCTAAGAGTGGTTCTGTTATTATAGACGCTCTTGGAGATTCAATCCCAGATAAAGGTCTTTTAGGGCTTGTAAAAAACTTAGTTACAGATGATAAGGAAATGTCAGAGCAACAAAAAGCAATGGCGATGCACCTTATTAAGATGGATGAAGAAGAGGCAGAGGCAGTGACTAGGAGATGGGAGGCTGATGCTAAATCTGACAACAAAATAACTAAGATTGCAAGACCTGTAATTGTATTGTATTTAACGTTTATAATGAGTGTGTACATTGTGCTTGACTCTATAGGCGTTTTTTCTGTAGATGACCAATGGGTAAAACTCATTGAAACTCTGCTTGTTACAGTTTATGTTGCGTATTTTGGATCAAGAGGAGTTGAAAAATACGCTCAGATAAAAGGAAAATAATATGAATTTAATTAGAAAAATAAGTATTGGTAGAGACTACAAAGACTCTGCTATGCATTATGCGGTTGGACAAGAAGTATATGGAGGTCATAAGATTTGCGACATCTTAGAAGAAGATGACAAATACAGAATCTACATATCAAAAAACAACGAGGTTCTACCATGGAAGGACTTTAATAAAAACATGGCAATAAGTGTTGAATTTAATTTAGAATATTAATGAGAAGTTTATACAGCTTTATTGTAAAACCAAAATACGACCTAAGATACCAAAACACTAAAAAAATACAAGACGTAAACCTTATTTTAAATACAGAAATGTCAAATCATAATTTTGTAAATAGAATAGGTGAGGTTGTTGAAACACCCATAAATGGTACTACTGGAATAAAAAAAGGAGATGATGTTCTTTTACATCACAATGTATTTAGAAGGTTTTACGACATAAGTGGTAAGGAAAAAAATAGCAGGTCTTATTTTGATGAAAATCAGTTTTTTGCAGAAGAAGACCAAATATATATGTACAGGAGAAAAGACTCTTGGAAGCCATTAGAGGGTTATTGTTTTGTAAAACCAATACAAAATTCAGATAACTTGAGCTTGGCTAAAAAAGAGAGAAACATAGGTGTTGTAAAATATATCGACAATTCTCTTCAAAAAAATGGTATAAAATTAAATGATTTAGTCGGGTTCACGCCCTACAGTGAGTTTGAGTTTGAGATAGACAATGAGATACTGTATAGGGTGAAAGCGAGTTCGATGTGTATAAAATATGAACATAAAGGAGACAAAAAAGAGTATAGTCCAAGCTGGTTATAAGGCGGTAGAAGAACTAATCAAAGTAGCTGAAGAAAAAATTATAACCAATACAGAGGATGATGTATCTGCTGATAGATTAAAGAATGCAGCGGCAACAAAGAAGCTTGCAATTTTTGATGCTTTTGAAATACTCAATAGAATAGAGGAAGAAAAAAACATCCTTGAAAACAAGCCTAAGGATACGGAAGACAAAAAAGTATTTAAAGGGTTTGCGGAAAGGAGGTCTAAATAATGGCTTACCAACAAACATTATATAAAGTTGTTGAGCCTATAAGAATAAATACATTAACTAGGCTCAATAAAAAGAAAGCTTGGAAGTATGGCTACGATAAAGAACATGACATTGTAGTTATAAGCAAGACAGGACAAATAGGGGAGATATACGAAATACAAAATCTAAGAATAGCTCTACCTAAATCTCCAGTAAAAGTTCCTAAAGGCGCAAACAAGTGGGTTGCTGAAGAGTATCCAAGAGAGCTGAAGCAAATAAAAAGTATCTTTGATTGGAAGGAATATCCAGAAGAGTTCAAAGAAAAATGGGAGGATTACATTAATGAAGAATTTGAAAGACGCGAAAAAGGCCATTGGTTTTCCAATAATGGTACTTATACTTACATTACTGGCAGTCATTACATGTACTTGCAGTGGACCAAGATTGATGTTGGCAAACCAGACTTCCGTGAAGCAAATAGATTATTTTTCATTTTCTGGGAGGCTTGCAAAGCCGACTCAAGGTCTTATGGAATGTGTTACCTTAAAAATCGTCGATCTGGATTCTCGTTTATGTCCTCGGCTGAAACTGTCAACCTTGCCACGATTTCATCTGATTCACGATTTGGGATATTGTCCAAATCTGGGTCTGATGCTAAAAAGATGTTCACAGATAAGGTTGTACCAATATCGGTTAACTACCCGTTCTTCTTCAAACCGATACAAGACGGTATGGACAGACCAAAAACAGAACTCGCATATAGGGTTCCAGCCTCGAAGCTTACAAGAAAATCAATACAAAACAAGGAGAGAGAAGTTCTCGAAGGTCTTGATACAACAATCGACTGGAAGAACACAGGGGACAACTCGTATGACGGTGAAAAACTTGCGTTACTAGTTCATGATGAAGCTGGTAAATGGTTAAAGCCAGACAATATATTAAATAACTGGAGGGTAACAAAAACAACTCTAAGACTAGGTAGTAGAATAACAGGAAAGTGTATGATGGGTTCAACATCCAACGCACTTGACAAAGGTGGTAATAACTTTAAAAAGCTTTATGAAGATTCAGACGTTACAAAACGAAACCGCAATGGACAAACTCGCAGTGGATTATATAGTTTGTTCATACCTATGGAATGGAACTACGAGGGATACATTGACTCTTTTGGACTACCTCTCTTCGATACACCAGAACAAGAAGTTGAAGGACCGCTGGGAGAGGTTATTGATACTGGAGTAATAGAGCATTGGGAAAATGAAGCAGAGGGTCTGAAAGATGACCAAGACGGATTAAATGAATTTTACCGTCAGTTCCCAAGAACAGAGCAGCACGCTTTTAGAGATGAAACTAAAAACAGTATATTTAACTTAGTTAAGATATACGAACAAATAGACTACAACGAGGGTATAGGTTACTCCAATGTGATAAACAAGGGCAACTTTCAATGGGAGAACGGAATAAGGGATACAAGAGTTATATTTGTGCCTGACAGTAATGGTAGGTTTAAGGTGTCATGGATACCAAGTATAAATCTACAAAACCGTGTAATAGAAAGAAATGGAGTTAAAATGCCAGGTAATGAACATCTAGGTGCATTTGGTTGCGATAGTTACGATATATCTGGTACAGTAGATAAGAGAGGTTCAAAAGGTGCATTGCACGGACTAACTAAGTTTTCTATGGATGAAGCTCCATCAAATACTTTTTTTCTAGAATATATTGCAAGACCGCAAACGGCAGAGATATTTTTTGAAGACGTGCTTATGGCACTTATTTTTTATGGAATGCCAATATTAGCGGAGAACAACAAGCCAAGATTATTATATTATATTAAACGAAGAGGGTATCGTGGGTTTTCGATGAATAGACCAGACAAAACCTATACACGATTATCAGCATCGGAAAAAGAGATAGGTGGTATTCCTAACTCTGGAGAAGATATAAAGCAAGCTCACGCAGCAGCTATTGAAAGTTATATTGAAAACCACGTAGGTCATCTTGGAGATGGTAATTATGGTACGGTTTACTTTAACAGAACACTACAGGATTGGGCTGGATTTGATATAAACAATAGAACAAAGTATGATGCAGCAATTAGCTCTGGATTAGCGATTATGGCCTGTAACAGAAACTTATATAAACCAGTACAGGAGAAAACAACAAAACGATTAGATTTTGGTTTCAAGAAATATAATAACTCAGGAGCCTTTTCAAAAATAATAGAATAAATGCAAAAGACACCACCAAAAGGTATATTCCCTTCACAAGCAGTAAGTGACGCAGAGAAAGCATCCAGCCAGTATGGAATGGAAGTAGCTAGAGCTATTGAGGGCGAATGGTTTAGAAGAGATAGTGGAGCAACCAGGTATTACGCTAACAGAGATAATTTTCATAGATTAAGATTATATGCTCGTGGTGAGCAGTCTATACAAAAGTATAAAGATGAGTTGTCAATTAATGGTGATTTGTCTTATTTAAATTTAGACTGGAAGCCAGTTGCTATTATCCCTAAGTTTGTTGACATTGTTGTTAACGGTATTAATGACAGACCTTACGAAATAAAGGCTTACTCTCAAGACCCAGCATCTATAAAGGAAAAAACAGAGTATTTAGGGAAATTAGTTTCGGACATGCAGAATAAACAGTTATTACAAGCTGTTCAGCAAGAGTTCGGAGTTAATATGTTTAAAACAAATCAAGAAGAACTTCCAGAGACAACAGAAGAATTACAACTTCACATGCAATTAGATTACAAACAATCTATTGAAGTTGCTTCAGAAGAAGCTATCTCTAATGTTTTAGACCACAATAAATATGATTTACTACAAAACAGGGTAGCTTATGATATAGTAACTCTTGGTATTGGAGCTCACAAAAACTCATTCAATACATCGGAAGGAATTAAACTGGAATATGTTGACCCAGCTGATTTAGTTTATTCCTACACAGAGTCACCGTACTTTGATGACCTATATTATGTAGGAGAAATAAGAAGAGTTAGTGTTACAGAACTTAAAAAACAATATCCAAATCTAACTCCAGAAGATATAGAAAAGATTGAAGGTACAGGCTCAAACGCTGTAAATTACCATAGGTCTTACTCTTACTCTGATGCAGAAGACACAAACCATATATACGTTCTTTATTTTGAATACAAGACATTCAAAAACCAAGTATACAAAGTTAAGGAGACATCTACTGGAGCTGATAAAATTATAAAGAAAGACGACACATTCAATCCTCCAAAAGACAAAAGAGCCAGATTTGAAAAGGTTCAAAGGTCAATCGAGGTACTATATACAGGTGCTAAAGTAATTGGTCTTGATACGTTATTGGAATGGAAAATGGCAGAGAATATGACAAGACCTAAGTCTGATACCACAAAAGTTCAGATGTCTTACAATATTGTAGCGCCAAGAATGTATAAAGGCCAGATAGAGTCTCTTGTTTCAAGGATGACTACGTTTGCTGATATGATTCAGCTTACACACCTTAAAATACAACAAGTATTATCTAGAATGGTTCCAGATGGGGTTTATTTGGACGCTGACGGTATTGCGGAAATAGACCTTGGAAACGGAACATACTATAGCCCACAAGAGGCACTTAATATGTACTTCCAGACAGGTTCTGTTATTGGTAGGTCAATGACCCAGGACGGAGAGTTTAACCACTCTAGAGTACCGATTCAAGAACTTCAGACGTCGAATGCTGGAGGTAAAATATCATCTCTTATTAATTCATACAACTATTATTTGAATATGATAAGGGATGTAACTGGTCTAAATGAAGCTAGAGATGGGTCAATGCCAGACAAAGACGCTCTTGTTGGTATACAGAAAATGGCAGCGGCTAACTCAAATACAGCTACAAGACACATTGTGCAGTCCGTGTTGTATTTGGCTTTAAAAGCAGCAGAGTCAATATCATTAAGAATATCAGATGTTTTAGAGTTTGGAAACACTACAGCTTCGTTCTTATCTGGGATAGGTAAACTTAATGTAGGAACATTAAAAGAGATACAAAATCTTCATTTACACGATTTTGGAATATTCTTAGAATTAGCTCCAGATGAAGAGGAAAAACAACGCCTTGAAGCAAACATACAAGTAGCTTTACAAAGAGACCAAATACATTTGGAAGACGCTATTGATGTACGAGAAGTAAAAAACTTGAAACTTGCAAATCAACTCTTGAAGCTTAGAAGGAAGAACAAAGCTCAAGAAGATAGACAGGCGCAAATGCAAAACATTCAAGCTCAAAGCCAAGCAAATGCTCAGTCGGCTCAAGCGTCAGCTGAAGCAGACATGCAAAAACAACAAGCTTTAGCGCAGACAGAAGCTCAGATAGAGCAAGTAAAAGCACAGCTTGAAATGCAGAAACTTGAGAGAGAGGCTCAAATCAAAATGGACCTTATGCAAAGAGAGTTTGAGCTAAACATGCAGCTTAAACAAGCTGAAATGCAAGTAATTAATGAAAGAGATAGGTATAAAGAAGACCGTAAAGATAAACGAACTAAAATTCAAGCATCACAGCAGTCTGAACTTATAGACCAAAGAAAAAACAATAAAATTCCAAAAGATTTTGAGTCCGCTGGATTTGATACTTTAGGAGGATTCGGACTAGAGCAGTTCGAGCCAAGATAAATTATATATTATTATGTCAGAAGTACAAGAACAATTAGAACAAGAAAAAGAAGGTTCTATTCAACAAAAAGAAGCCGATGTCTTGAAAGTCAGTGGCGTTAAGATTGAAGGAGAAAAAACTTTCAAAGTAGATTTAAGGCAACCACCTAAAACAGAAGAAAAAGATGCCATTCAAGAGCAAAGTGCAGATGAGGTACCTGTTCGCGACGAACCCGAAACTAGCCCAAAAGTGGAAGAAGAAGTACGGAGTTCCGAAGAACCTTCCAAACAAGAAGAAGAATCAGTATTAGAATTAGTAAAAGAAGAAGAGGATGAGTTGCGGATGCAAACACAAGACATCCAGAAAAAGGATGTTGTACAAGAAGAAGCCCCTGTCGTTCAAGAGGAAAAAGAAGAAGTAGTACTACCAGAGAATATTCAAAAGGTAGTAGACTTTATGAAAGAAACAGGAGGCAGTCTTGAAGATTATGTCCGACTCAATGCAGATTACTCTAACATTGACGAAGAAACATTACTTAAAGAATATTACAAACAAACAAAATCACATCTCGATAACGATGAGATAAACTTTCTTTTAGAAGATAAGTTTTCGTATGATGAAGAAATAGATGATGCTAGAGATATAAAAAGAAAAAAATTAGCCTACAAAGAAGAGGTTAATGAAGCTAGAAAGTTCTTAAATAGCTTGAAAGATAGGTATTATGATGAGGTCAAGTTGAGCTCAAATCTGACAACAGATCAACAACAAGCTATTGAATTTTATAATACATACAATAAACAGCAAGAAGAACTAAGTGCTGTGCAGCAAAAACAGTCTGAGCAGTTTACCAACTTAACCAATCAAGTTTTCAGCGAAGAGTTCAAAGGTTTTGATTTCAAAGTAGGAGACAACAAGTATAGGTTTAAGGTGAACGATGTTCAACAAACCAAGCAAGCTCAAAGCGACATAGTAGAATCATTTAGGACGTTCTTAGATGACAATAACATGCTTAAAGATGCTAAAGGTTACCACAAGGCTTTGTTTGCTGCTAGAAATGCCGATACTATTGCAAATCATTTTTACGAACAAGGAAAGGCAGATGCATTAAGACAGCTAGAGGCGGAGTCCAAAAACATAAACATGGACCCAAGAAAAACCTCAACTGGAGTCATCGAAACTTCTGGAGTAAAAGTGAGAGCTATATCTGGCGAAGATAGTTCACGACTGAGAATTAAAATGAAAAAATAAACGCTAAAATTTAAAAGATGGCAATTAATTTTAACGGGACAGCTGTGTCCCCTATAAAACAAGCTACATCCGCTAATTATTTAGATATTCAAAATAACGGATGGGCGCAACAATATCTTCCTGAGCTATACGAACAGGAAAGTGAAATTTATGGAGACCGCTCTGTAGGAGGGTTTTTAAGAATGGTAGGGGCTGAAATGCCTATGGCTTCAGACCAAGTTATTTGGTCAGAGCAAGGTCGTTTGCACTTATCATACAGTGGAGGTACTATGGGAGCTGACACAAACAAAGCTAACACAATTACAGGTTTAACCAACCACGCTATTAGAGTTGGACAAACAGTTGTTATTTCAGATGGAACTGACACTGTTAAGGCTTATGTAAGCGCAGTTCCAAGTACTAGCAGTATTACTGTAAGGTGTTACACTAGTGACACTGGGTGTGTGGCAGCTGGTATTGCAACAACAGCGAGTGCAATTAAACTATTTGTTTATGGTTCAGAATTCGCTAAAGGTTCTGCTTCTATGAGCGAATCTGTTGAGCCTAAATTCACTACTTTCACTAACAGACCTATTATCATCAAAGACCACTACGGAATCAACGGTTCTGATGCGTCTCAAATTGGATGGGTTGAAGTAACTGGAGAGGCTGGAGAAACTGGATACTTATGGTATCTTAAAGCTGAAGGAGAGACAAGAAGCCGTTTCGAGGATTACTTAGAAATGTCTTTGGTTGAGGCAGAGAAAAACGACAACACAAGCTTTGACCTTAAAGGTACTGAAGGTTTATTCGCTGCTGTTACAGCCAGAGGTCACGTATTCGAAGACGGATTAGACGGTTCTTCTGCTGCTGACGACTTAACTGATTTTGACAACATGTTACAGAAGCTAGACGCTCAAGGAGCTATCGAAGAAAACGTTCTTTTCTTAAACAGAACACTTTCTTTGAACTTCGACGATATGTTAGCTGGATTAAATCCTCATACAAGTGGAGGGGTTTCTTTTGGAGTATTTAACAACTCTGAGGATATGGCTCTTAACTTAGGTTTCTCTGGATTCAGAAGAGGTTCTTATGACTTCTACAAAAGTGACTGGAAATACTTAAATGATGCAGCTACTAGAGGAGCTATCGCTTCTGACGTAACTGGACTTCTTGTACCAGCTGGTACTTCTTCAGTATACGACCAAATCTTAGGTAAAAACCTAAAACGTCCATTCTTGCACGTTCGTTATAGAGCTTCTGAAGCTGACGATAGAAGAATGAAGACTTGGATTACTGGTTCTGTAGGTGGTGCTTCAACTACTGGAGACGATGTAATGGATGTACACTACTTATCTGAAAGATGTTTGGTAGTACAAGGAGCGAACAACTTTGTATTATTCGGAAACTTCGAATAATCATAATAACAATTAAGTAATACCTGGGGCCGTGATTATCGGCCTCGGGCTTTACTTATATTATTCATTTTTATATTATTATATCATGGCAAAAAAACAAAATTGGGAGATTAAAGACCGCGCGTACATTTTGAAAAAAGGGATGTCTCCTTTAACTTTTACTTTAAAATCAAGAAATATATTCTGGTTTGATGAAGAAAAAGGTTATGAAAGAGAATTAAAAAACACAAGAAATCAAAAAACAGTTTTTGTAGATGAAATGCAAGGAGTCCAAAGACTCGAACACATTGTTTTTGAAGACGGGGTATTGAACGTACCTAAAGAAAAGCAAATACTACAAAAACTACTATCTCTATATCATCCTGGTCTGAACAAGGTTTATTATGAATTTGACGCTGTTGCAGAGGCAGAAGATGAATTAGAAATAATTGAATATGAGGTAGATGCGTTAATTGCAGCAAGGCAAATGGATGTAGATCAAGCCGAAGCAATTATGCGTGTAGAAATAGGTTCTTCTGTATCTAAGATGACATCTAAAGAACTTAAAAGAGATTTACTAGTTTTTGCAAGAAATAATCCTAAAGAGTTTTTAGAACTTGCTAACGATGAAAACGTAGCAATTCGAAACGTAGGGATAAAAGCTGTAGAAGCTAATGTAATAAAACTATCAGACGACCAACGTACTTTTAAGTGGGCGTCGAACGGAAGGAAACTAATGACAGTTCCTTTTGATGAAAATCCATACTCTGCACTTGCAGCCTGGTTTAAAACAGATGAAGGTGTTGAAGTTTATGGGGCAATTGAAAAGAAATTGAAATAACCGATGGGGCTTCGGCCCCATTTTATTTATAGAATATGGCTATTAACGTAAATAAAGTTTACAGGGTAGTGTTATCCATTTTAAACAAAGAACAAAGAGGATACTTAACCCCAGACCAGTTTAATCGTATTGCAAGGCAAGCACAGCTTGATGTGTATGAAAAAACATTCTACGATTACAATAGGGCTGTTAGGAAGCAAGTTGTAGGAGATTTTAGAGAATACAGCGACATAGCTTCAAATATAAAAGAAAAAATAGACATATTCGCAAAAGAAGCTACTGTTTCTTGCTCAAGTGGGGTAGGCTCTCAACCTACAGATTTGCATAGACTTATTGGTGTTTTTTCTACAACAAGAGACAAAGAGTTTGAGGAAGTACGAAAAGAAGAAATACCTTATCTTAAAGGCTCAAAATTAAATCAACCCACTTCAACATATCCTGTTTTTTACCAAGAAGGTAGTTCAATAAAAATAATCCCTTCAGACACTATAAGTGTTCTTGTTGACTACTTAACATTGCCTTCTGACCCTATATGGGGTTATTCTGGTGGTGGTGCAAACGCATATACTTATGATGCGGATGAGTCAACTGATTTTTCAATACACCAGTCTGATGAAACAGATTTAGTAACAAAAATTTTAGCTTATTCTGGTGTAATAATAAAAGACCCAACTGTGATACAAATTGCAGCGCAAAAAGAAGCTAACGATTTTAATCAAGACAACTTATAATGGGACTAATAACAGATAACAATCAAACATACTACGAGGGCTCTGATTTTGGTGGATACAGATACACTTCTCTTTCAGACATCGTCAATAACTTTATGTTTTCTTACGTAGGAGAGGGTAAAATTATTGGCAGAGCAAACAGAAGAGATGTTGTTTTTCATACAAAAAGAGCTATCCAAGAGTTCTCTTATGATATTACAAGAGTAGAAAAAATACAAGAAGTAGAAATACCTTCTACATTATCTATACCGATGCCTCAAGATTATGTTAACTACGTAGCTATATCTTGGGTTGATAAAGCTGGTGTAGAGCACCCAATACCAAAGGGTAGAATAACATCTTCTCCATCAGAGGCTATCGTGCAAGACAGTGATGGAGATTATACTTTTTCTAACGGAAACTTAGCGACAGAAACTACATCAGATACAGTACAAAGATTTAACGATTTAAACGCTAATGAATTATCTGGAGGAGGTTCTAATAATGACTATTTTTACAATTCTGATTTTCCAGCTGAAAGATTTTTAGAGTCTGGAAAAAGATATGGAGCAGAACCAGAACTTGCTAACACAAACGGCATGTTTATTATTGACGAGGCTAACGGAAAAATTAATTTTAGCAGTAATCTGGTAGAAACCGTGATAACGTTGAAATATATTTCAGACGGATTAGGTACTGATGATGAAATGAAGGTTCATAAGTTTGCAGAAGAAGCTATTTACAAGCACGTAGCGCACGGTATTTTGTCTTCTATGGCTAATGTTCCAGAGTATATAGTAAACCGCTTTAAAAGAGAGCGTAGAGGAGCTATGAGAAGCGCTAAGTTAAGACTATACGATTTAAAAATGTCAGAAATGACAAATGTGATGCGGGGCAAGTCCAAACATATTAAACACTAATTAAATGCCAGAAATTAAAAACACGTTTCTTGCTGGAAAGATGAACAAGAGTCTTGATGACAGAATTGTTCCTAAAGGCGAATACAGAGACGCATTGAACGTTCAAGTTACAAAATCAGAAGGTTCTAATGTAGGTGTTATACATAATATAAAAGGAAATAAAATAGCTCATACAGCTTTAGCTCCTGTTGGAGAAGGCCATGAGACTATTGGTTCTTTTTTTGACGAAAAAAACGATAGGATTTTTTGGTTTGTAACCAACAACACAAACAACTACATTTATTTATGGAACGTCGGAGATTCTACTGCTTCAGCTATAGTTTCTGGGACTTGGTTAAATTTTAATAAATCAAACAAGATAACTGGAGTAAACATTCTTGAAGATTTATTTTTCTGGACAGACAATAGAAATCAGCCAAGAAGAATAAATGTACCTAGAGCTGTATCGGATAACAGCTACTATGATTCAGACATAAAAGTATCTGTAGCTAGGTACGCTCCATATTTACCTCCTCAAATAACATCAACAACAGCTAGTGATTTTTATGACGCTGACATACGTTCAGAAAGAATAAAAGAAGAGTTTGTTAGATTCGCTTATAGATACAAGTTTAAAGACAATGAGTATTCTATATTATCTCCATTCACACCTATTGTTTTTAGAATGGACAGTAATGTTATAAACACAACAAAAAGATACAATAGTGATAGTGCATTTAGAACAAGCGACTTGTATGAGCTTGCTTCTAAAACCACAATAAGCAATATGGTCAATAAGATTAATAAAGTTCCTATGACCATACCTCTACCTACTAATCCTACAAGTGATTATGAGATAGAAAAAATAGAAATACTTTACAAAGAGTCTGATAGCAATGCAGTAAGAATAATAGAGTCTTTAGATGTTTCAGATTCTGATGGCACATCAAAATCATACACCTACAAATCTTCAAACTTTAAATCCACTCTTCCAGAAGATCAGATTACAAGAGTTTTTGACAATATACCTATAAAAGCAAAAGCGCAAGAAATTGTTGGCAATAGAGTCGTTTATGGTAATATAACTACAAAGCAAGACTTACCAAGTATAGATTATTCTGTTTCTTATTCAAAAAGAGGAGAAACGTATTCTGAATCTGGAGGAGTTTCAACAGAGTCAAGCTCTAATTATATTTTAGGAAATCAAAGTATAAAACAAAGAAGAACTTATGAAGTGGGAATTGTTCTTTCTGATATATTCGGTAGAACCTCTCCTGTTATACTAAGTGATAGCTCTACAATAACCGTAGAAGCAAAAGGAAAAGATTTTGATAATCTTGATTTTGATGGAGATTCATTAAAAGTTTTATTTAATTCTTCTATAGCTACAGATACGCTCTACAACGCATCGACAAATGTTACTGGATGGTATTCTTATAGAATTGTTGTAAAACAAACTGAACAAGAATATTACAATGTTTATACTCCTGGTGTTTGGAATTACGGAAGAGAAAGAAGCCATTTTGTAATTCACGCTGACAACGTGAACAAACTACCTAGAGAGTCTGGAGCTAAAGACCAAGATGACTTGTTTGCAAACTCAACGGTAAGAGTTTATCCTAAGGTAGTTAACATATCTACAGGCGTAGGGCAAACTTTTGAGAGAACTTACAGAAATTCCTCTTTTGATTTACTTGAGGTTGTAGACGTAGCCAATTTAAAAGATTATGAGTTTAAGCAAAGCGCAAAAATATATGAAGACCTTCAAAACCCTTTAATTGGTAAAGTTAATGTGGAAATG